AACCCTACGCTGCATTTGGTCGCGTCCTATACGCAAACTACTACGACAAAGGCGATGTGGTCGAGGTGCAGACCAACGCTTCCAGCCGGATCGTATTGTTCTTCAGCGAGGGTAACTTCACGGCGCGGGACAAATACACAGGCGAAGTGCAGCTTCAGTGCAACACGGGTTGGTTCTCTTACGGCGACCATCAAGACCGACTGATGCTGTGTACTGCCAACGAGCCGACTGTGTGCTGGTGTTATGACCCGGAGATCAACCAAGGGTATGTGCCGCCCATTAGCGTGTTTGAAATGAAGCAGGGGCAGGAGATGTTCTTGGATTCAAATACAACGCTGTTCCTGTGCAAGGGCACCATGCTGGTTAACGAGCGCCAGTACATGGGTCCGTATCAGTTGGCGGTGCGTACTAACGGCAACAAAGCTGTGGCAATAACCGATGTCAACGGACTACTGTTTAGATGAAACATGCGACGAAGCTGCCGATCAGTATTGATCTGTCCCCGTTCAGGGAAGAGCTTCTTGCGCCCCATCAAAAGTATTACCGTGTTCAGAAGTACGCCCGCAACTTAGACGGCACATCCATTCCTTACACTGAGACGCTGAGGGTTTTGAATGAAGCAGAATTTGTGGCGCAGCTACCAGAAGCGTTGGTTGCTATCGAATGGCCTAGCGTGTTCTTGCTTGAACTCCCTGCCTTGGATGCGCAAAACCCCGTGCTACCTGCACACGTAGACATCAACAAGACCTGCGGTATCAACGTCTATCTGCATACGCATGGTGAAGTAACTAAGTTTTACCGATGGGGGCGAGATAGCCGACAGTCTGAGTATGTAGAAGAGTTCTGCGCAGACACTGGGGATGTGTGGCTGATGGATACATCGGTGCCGCATTCGGTGGACATGCTGCCTAATAAGTCACGCAGGATGCTGACGTTTTCCTTTACCAAGGCCAAGTATGCGGAGGTGCTTTCGTGCTTCGCAACCAGATAATCCGGGACATAAAGGCGGACAACGGCAGAAGGCTTACGGTTTACGACAACGTATTGGATTTTGAGTTTCGCAATAGGGTGTACAACTTTGCGCAGAGTTCACTGTTCCAAATAGGCTGGGCGGACGGGTGCATCGTAGAGAATAAACAGCACAGGTTTTTGCACTCGGTGTATTCGGACGAAGACTTGGCTCGGTTGGGAATATTGGAAAGGTTGGCAGAAACGCCGGTAGCGCAAGAAGTGGTGGGGTACAAGCGGACTAAGTGCATATTGAACCTGTCCACCCCAGCGGATGCCAACTTTGTGCATTCGCATCCAGAAGAAAAGATTTTGCTGTACTACGTCAATCTGGAATGGAAGGACGGATGGCATGGCGAGACGCTGTTCTTTGATGAGTCGTGTAAGGACGTTGTGTACACAAGCCCGTATACACCGGGACGCATTATTGCTTTTGATGGGAGAACGCCGCACACCATCAGGCCGCAGTCGTTCTTGTCGCCGTTTTACAGATTTACCCTAACGCTGATCTACACAAAATGCTGATCGTGTTGGATGACGTTTTAAGCGAGCCGCACCGACAGGCGGTAGTGGGTTTTTTCTCCCAAAGCGACGAGGCGCGGGCGATGAAGTGGGAGCCGGGTGGGGTAGACAAGTTACACGGTAATAACTCACCAATGGCGCTTTTGTTGAAACGGGCGGCTGATTATTTTGATTTGTCCTTGATGGTTGGCAGTGAATACTGGGCGCATTACGGAACCCGACCAGACTGGCATATTGACAGGGATGAGAAGCTGCACCAGATGTCGGGCAATACGGAGTGCCCGATTTGCAGCATTGTCTACTACGCCGACATTGACGTGGTGGGCGGCAACTTTGTAACGGAGACGATCTCTGTGCAGCCAGTAACGAACAGGATGATTGTGTTTCCCCCCGGCTTGATGCATGGGGTGGAGAAATATACCGGGACGCGCTTATCGGTGGCTGTAAATCCGTGGGCGCATAAACCTTTGGGATACGTATGATTATTGCAATACCGCCACGCGTGAGTTACGGGCAAGACGAAGTCGCCTTCTGGGACGGCTTTCTGACCGAGGAAGAGATCAACTTCCTTTTAGCCCAGCCTGAGTGGGTGCAGCGCGAGGCGGGTTGCGTTGGGGGTGTTGGCGGTGCAGTAGTTGACCCAAGCATCCGGGAGACAAGTGTTGGCTGGATAGGGCCAAAGCCCGAGATGGAAGCTTTGTGGGGCAAGCTCTCCCGAGTAGTGGCAGAGGTCAACCGACGCTACTTCCATTTTGATCTGACCGGCTTCCATGAGCCTATGCAACTGGGGGTTTACACCGGCGATACGGGTGGGCATTATGGCTGGCATACGGATGCGTCTTCGCAGGATTCTGGGGTGCCGCGCAAGCTGTCGATGGCGCTTCTATTGTCAGACCCGTCCGAGTTTGAAGGTGGTGAATTTCAGGTAAAGACAACGAATGATGAAGCCAAGACGTTGGAGTCAAAGCGCGGCAGGGCTTGGTTCTTTCCGTCCTACACGTTGCATCGAGTGACCCCTGTGACCAAAGGCGTTCGGCGTTCGTTGGTGTTATGGGTCGGTGGCCCACCGTTTAAATAGGTCAACTATGCCATTACAGAAATTACAATTTCGCCCCGGCGTAAACCGCGAAGGCACAACGCTTGCCAACGAGGGCGGCTGGTACGACTGCGACAAGATTCGGTTCCGCTCTGGCTACCCCGAGAAGATTGGCGGCTGGGCTGCGCTGTCGTACAACACGTTTCTTGGCGTGTGTCGGTCATTGTGGAATTGGGTAACACTTAAAAGCTACAACCTGCTGGGCGTTGGCACGAACCTGAAGTTCTATGTTGAAGACGGCGGTGATTACTACGACATCACACCCATACGCGAGATAAACGGCAACACCCCTTCTGCGGGGCCACCCGTAGTCAACGCCTCTACAATCACGCTTACTGCCAGCGGCACAACAATGACGGTGTCGGACAGCGCCGCAGATAGCCTACAGGCTAATGATTTTGTAACCATTGCCGGTGCCGGTACGATTGGCGGCGTGAACGTTAATGGCGAATATCAAATTACGACCGTTACATCAGGCACTACTTACACAGTTACGCTAACTACACCAGCAACAGGGTCTAACTCTGCGGCAACAATTACAATTGCTTACCAGATCAATACAGGCTTTCCTATCTACACCATCGGTACTGGCTGGGGCACTGGTTCTTGGTCCCGTGGTACATGGGGTTCCGGCTTTACAACCGGCTTTGGTTTGCAATTGCGCCTCTGGAGTCAGTCTAATTTTGGTGAAGACCTTCTATTCTCACCACGCGGCGGCGCTCTTTACTTGTGGCAACCCGGTGCTGGGGCAACACCTGCATACGGTACTCGCGGTACTTTGATTTCTGGTTTGGATGTGCCGTCCCAGATTAACCAGATTATGGTGTCAGACACCTCACGGATTGTGATTGCGTTTGGCTGTAACGACTACGGCGCTTATGGCACAACCACCCAAGACCCCCTGCTTATCCGCTGGACAGAGCAAGAGAGCTATACAAACTGGACTCCGGCGGCGACAAACCAAGCAGGTAGCTACCGCCTTTCACATGGCTCAGAAATTGTTGGCGCGATGCAGACTCGTCAAGAAATCGTGGTATGGACTGACGCATCAATTTACTCAATGCAGTATCTTGGACCCCCGTTTGTCTACGGCTTCACACTGCTTGCCGACAACATCTCCATCGTCTCTCCCAACGCTATGGCAACTGCTGCCGGTGTGGTGTACTGGATGGGGGTCGATAAGTTTTACATTTACTCTGGCCGTGTGGAGACACTGCCCTGCTCGGTGCGTCAGTTTATCTTCAACGACATTAACCGTGACCAAGAAGCGCAGTTTAACGCTGGCACCAACGAGGGCTACTCAGAAGTCTGGTGGAATTACTGCTCCAAGAACTCGACTGTCGTAGACCGCTACGTCATCTTTAACTACCTTGACCGAGTCTGGTATTACGGTACGCTAGATCGTACGGCTTGGCTGGACTCACCGCTGCGTCAGTTCCCAATGGGGGCAACTGCTGGGAATATTATTGTGTTCCACGAAGCGGCGGTGGACGACGGTAGTACAAACCCACCCAGACCAATCAATGCGTACATACAGTCGTCAGACTTTGATATTGGTGACGGGCACAACTACGGGTTTGTTTGGCGTATCCTGCCCGATATTACGTTTGATGGGTCAGATACCACAGGTGCCACAAGCGACAAGCCGTTTGTCACGTTTACAGTGCGCCCACGTCAAAACCCCGGCTCTGCATACGGTGTGGCGGCAACCCCGAATGTGACCTCAGCGCAAAGCTACGCTGGGCAGACTACCTACACTGTGCAGCAGTTCACAGAGATTGTGTATAGCCGAGTGCGCGGCAGACAGATGGCATTTAAAGTTGAATCAGATTCAATCGGTACGCAGTGGCAGTTGGGTGTCCCCCGTATGGATGTTCGTCCGGATGGTAGAAACTAATGGCTGGCAGAGACAAACTTGATGTCACGAAAGCCCCGGCGCTGCCGTTTGCGCCGGTTCAGTACGACCGCTCCTATTCCGACACTACCCACAACATCCTGCGGCAGTACTTCAATACGCTGGACAATGTAACAGGCCAGCTTCTGTCCAACGCGGGTGGGCACTACCTGACTTTCCCCCACATAGCGGCGCGGGACACTACGGATCAATACGCCACGGCAAATAACACGCCGACCAAGGTTCTGTGGAATACGCTGGACTCGGGACTTGGGTTTACCTTGAACCCAAATAGCACGGCAACGCCTGAGTACACAGGTGTGTACAACATCGAATTTACTTTACAATTTTTTAACACAGCTACCCAGATTCACGATGCGTATATCTGGCTGCGTATAGACAATGTGGATGTTGATGGGTCTGGCAGTATCTTCTCCATCCCAAACAGCCACGGCGGCACCCCCGGTGCGCTGGCAGCAACAGCTAGTGTTACGTTTCAAATCACAGGTGGGGAAGAAGTGGCATTGTGGTGGGTAACTGATTTAGCGGCAACGTCAGGAGGGGTGAATGGTGTATACCTGCACGAAGCCCCAGCCCGAACCGTCCCATTTGCGATGCCCAGTATTCCTTCGGCCAGAGGGGCAATTACCTTTGTTAGTGGGGTAATCGCATGATAAACTTTGACAAATTTTTCAGGATGAGGTAGCGATGAGCCTCCACGATTCAGCCAACCAAGTACAGTCCGCCGGGCGCGGAGACGACAAAGTCCTCGTTCATATGACCCCCGGTGAGGTCAGCGGACTTCAATCCCTTGCGATGGCGCACGGTGGCTCCCTCACGATCAACCCCCACACAGGTCTGCCCGAAGCAGGGTTCTTGTCATCGCTTCTGCCAATGGCTATTGGCTTTGGTCTGGCCCCGCTTACCGGCGGTTTGTCCGCCGCGCTTATTACAGGTGCTGGATATACCGCTGCCACCGGCAGTCTGAAGAAAGGCATCATGGCGGGTCTCGGCGCTTACAGCGGCGCTGGGTTGGCTGGCGGGTTAAATGCTATGGGCGCGCAAGCAAGTCAGGGCGCTGGGATTGGCGTAAATGCAGCAAATGCGGGTAAGGAAATTGGGGTAAACCTTGCAAACGCCGGGACGAACATTGGGGCGCAAGTGCCCTCAAACATGCTTGCTAACACAGCTAACATAGTTGACGATGCCGCACTAGCCAACCTTAACAGTTTTGGCCCAAACGCAGGGGGTATAGGGCTAAACACAGGACTTGGCGCAAACACAGGTGTAGGGCTAAAGGCGGGCTATACAGGTTATGGACCGCAGCTAAATGCAATGGGCGGTCCTTCCGCACCAATTAATGCGCCTGTTGACGCGGGTTTCCAGTCTCCAATCAGTCCGGGGTCTGAATACTTTAAAGAAATCGGCACCAAAATCCGAGACGTACCGGCTGTATCACACGGCCCAACACAACTGCATTTCAGCCCTGCGGACAAGGCGGCGCTTTACCCAGAGGCACCTACCATAATTGACCCGCTGAACCCCAACGCGTACGTAAGAACAAGCGTAGGACCTTACGAACAAGGGTTGCTTGCGCCCGGAGCTGGGGAACCACCTTGGGCAATAGCGGCAAAAATGCGTAACGCCCCAGTTCCATCCCCATCCCCCATAGATGCAAACTCTACGTACTTTAAAGACATTAACGCCAAAATCCGAGACGTACCGGCTGTATCAGAAACAACCGCCGTAAAACGAGGTTTTGTTGGCCGAGAAGAAATTCCACCGCTTCCTGATGCAGCTGTACAAACGGCACCAATCAGCCGCCCTTATACCGACTACATGACACAGGTTGGTCGGGGCGCTAAAAATGTATACGAAGGCGGTATGCAGGGGTTGAAAGATTTGTATGCAGCATCGGAGGCCGCAGCACCTTATTCGGGTTTGGCTGGGCTGGGCAGCACCGCGTACACATACTACGACGAGAAGCGGCAGGAGATGGAAGATGAGATGCGCCGCCGTGCGCAGCAGTCCCCCGGCATGATCCGTCCATATACGTTTGACTACGGCGCAGGAAATGTATCTGCTCAACCATATTACGGTAGTGCGGAGCGCACGTACTTTCAACCAACCTATACTGAACTTCCCGCATACGAAGCGCCGGGGCCTGAGTACAACAAAGCAGCAGAGGGCGGTTTGATGGAGTACGCAGTTGGGGGGCCGGTTGAGCAGATGTCGGCCATGAACGCTATTGGTGCAAATGCAGGATACCCGATGGCAAATATCAACACGCCGTTGTACAGCAACCCCATGATGCAGCGTCCCGAAGCCACGAATGTAATTGCGCCGAGTGCCGGAGCCAATGTGGGTGCTTACTCTGGTGAAGCACGGTTTGCAAAAGGCGGCGGAACCGCAGAACCAGCAAGCTCTGGGTACACATACTCTTACGATCCAAACACAACCCAGTTTACACAGACGGGTGGTCCGGGAGCAATGCCATCTGGCAAAGATTTAGCTAACGGTCTTGGTGCGCAAGACATGCTTCATCGTTTTATTGAGATGCAAGCAACTGGCAAGCCGTATAACTTTACGCCAAGCTGGGCGCAAAGCACCGCAACACCCAACGGACCAGTTAGCGGCGGCGTAGCTGCTCCCATGATGCAACCCGCAGCTCCGGCTCAATCGTTTATTCCAAACATCAACGTCCCTGCGTATCAGACACCTGAGCAGCAGCTTGGTCTGGGCGGGTTCTATGACTACATGAACCAGCAGATGGGTGGTTACGGTGGTTACGCTGGAGGCGGTAACGTTGGTGGCGTGTCAACACTTGGGGATTATTCTGATGGTGGTCGTCTTTTGAAAGGTCCGGGCGATGGTGTTTCTGACTCTATTCCTGCTTCTATTGGTAATCGCCAGCCTGCCCGTCTTGCTGATGGAGAATTTGTCGTGCCTGCCCGAATTGTTTCGGAGATCGGTAACGGCAGTACTGAAGCGGGTGCGCGAAAGCTTTACGCGATGATGGATCGTGTGCAGAAAGCACGACGCAAGACTGTTGGCAAAAATCAGGTAGCACGTAATACGAAAGCTGAAAAACTGTTACCCGCATGACAACGCTTGTTTATGCAGACTGCGACCCGTTTGCATTTGTGGAAGAACTTAAAAAACTCTTCCCACTGCATTATGAAGAGTTGTGTGTGACTAAAGATTTTCCGTTGACCCCTGACTACGATGCGTACAAGAGGCTGGCAGATGCAGGGATGTTGCGTTGTATTACGGTACGTGCAGATGAAGAAGTAATTGGGTACGCAATCTTTATTGTCCAACCCCACCTGCACTACATGACTTGCAAAACGGCATTCGAAGATATTTATTACATACGCCCGGATTATCGCAAAGGGCGCGTTGGCATCAGGCTGTTTAAATACGCTGAAGAAGTGCTGAAAGGTATTGGGGTAAATCGAATCATCATGCACACAAAAATTCATATGGACAACTCCAAGTTGTTTGAATACTTGGGGTATAAGTGGACAGATAAACTGTTCACCAAGATTTTGTAGGGGTCATAATGACTTACTCACGCAGACAACTTGAATACTTTGGCGAGCCGTTGGGAGAGTGCGTAACACGCTTAAAGCCCGGCGGTCGTATCTATGGTGGCGGCAGCTCACCTTCCACGCCTGAAAAGCAAACCATTGAGCAAACCAGTATCCCAGAATACGCCAAGCCGTATGTGGAGAAGATGCTGGGTAAGACGGAAGCACTTACAAACGCCCCTTACCAAACATACCAAGGTGAGCGGATTGCCGGGTTTACCCCGATGCAGCAACAGTCGCAGCAAGCAGCGGCAAACTTGGGGCCAGCCAAGCAGTTGGGTGTTGGTACACAGATGGCAGGTCTTGCCGGTCTAGGTGCAATGGGTGCGGGTCAGCAATATCAGCAGATGGCTACAAACCCCTACGCTATGCAAGCGTATATGTCGCCGTATGTGGAAAGCGCATTAGCTCCTCAGTTGCGTGAAGCGCAACGGCAATCCGCCATACTGGGCCAACAAAACCAAGCACAAGCTGTACAGCAAGGTGCTTTTGGTGGTTCGCGGTCGGCCATCGTAGAAGCAGAACGCCAGCGTAATCTGCAAAACCAGATGGGGGACATTTACGGCAGGGGTATGCAGTCAGCCTTTGAGCAAGCTCAACGCGCACAGCAGTTTGGCTCCACGCTGGGGCTGCAAGGTATGCAAACCGCAGGTCAACTGGCAGGTACATTGGGTCAGTTGGGGCAGACGCAGTTTGGGCAGCAGCAACAAGCACTTCAAACTCAAGCTCAGATGGGGCAGCAGCAACAGGCTCTGGAGCAACAGCGTCTGGCACAACAGTATCAAGACTTTGCAGACCAACGTCAGCACCCCTATCAGCAGCTGGCATTTATGTCCGACATGCTGCGCGGCTTGCCCCTGTCTCAAACAGCGCAGACAATGTACCAAGCGCCGCCATCCATGATTTCTCAGCTTGGTGGTTTGGGTCTGGCTGCGTACGGTATGTTTGGTAACCCACAAGCCCCACAATCAACGGGAAGAGCTGAAGGCGGCTTGCTTGAAGAAAATGATTCGGCTCCGGGTTTGGGCGAGCTGGCGCTGCAAAACATGATGAAAAAGAAAGCGTGAGGCAACTATGACTATGCGCACTGGCGTGACTGACGGCTTGAAATCGATCAATGCTTACTACAAAGCAGCAATGATGCTGCCGGTTGAACAGCTGCAAGCTATTGTTCGTGGTACAGATAAAGGCAGTGCAGTCCGTATCCCAGCAACGATTGCAATGATGGCGCTTGAAGCCAAGATGCCGCAGGTTACTGCCGCCCAAGGTCAACAAGCTATACAACAGCCACAACAGCCGTCCGTCCGCGATGAGTTAGCCCAAAAAGTTAGTATGCTGCCGGAAAACATCGGTGTGGGCGCTTTGCCAGCTCAGAACATGGAGTCCATGGATATGGCCGAAGGCGGCATCGTGGCGTTTGCTGGAAAAGATAGCAGTGTGGTTGAGGATACATCTTCCCCAATAGGGCGGTTTTTTGAAAATTTTAGATCACCAACAGCCGCCCAAGATTACGCTGCACAACAAAAACGTCTTGAGCAAGAAAGAGCGTTGGCTGCAAAGTTGCAACAACTTGAAGGGTATGGTTTTGCGCAGCAGACTCCCGCACAGCAAGCAGAAGCAGAAAGAGTACGAAAAGAACTTGACGCGTTAAGAGGTAGTCGCACACCAACAGCAACAACAACAGCAGCTCCTGCACTAGAGCAGTACCAAGCCCCACCTCCTGTGGAGAAAAAAGCAGGTTGGGCGGTTGAAGGCACAAAGCCGGGTCGCCGAGTGGTGGACAAAAAGGGCAATGTAACTTTTATACCGGGCGATCCTTCACGCGCGTTACCCCCAATAAACGAGGGGGACGTTTATACGCATCGTCCTCTTCCCCCCAATTCGCCGTACTTAGACCCAAACACGTATCAAAATGTTGGGGGTCCTTTTAATTTAAAAACAGAGGCCGGCAGAAACGCCGCAGCAAATCAAAGGCGCGGCGTTGTAACGCAAAATAACAAAGACGTTCCTACAACAGAAACTAAAAGAGACGGCACCCCACCGTCAGCAGCAACTCCGTCCGATTTGAAGAGCCTTATTAAAGACGTATCTGATGCGTCGGGCGCTAATAAAATTGCTGAAGGGTATACCGGCATTGAGCGCCTTATTGAAAAGCAAAACCAAGACGAACTTAAACGCTACAAAGAACGTCCGCAGTACGAGCCGTACAAAAAGTACGAAGAAAGCTTAAAGAGCGAAGAAGAGAAAGTAAAAGACAAGAAAAACGAAAACTTTCAGTTGGCGCTTATCAATGCAGGTCTGGCTATTGCGGGCGGCAGCTCTCGTTACGCGCTTCAAAACATTGGTCAAGGAGCACAGGTTGGTACCAAGCAGTACGCTGAAGGCTTAAAAACTCTGGAGGCTGCGGCAAAAGAACGCCAGAAAGCGTTTGCCATGATTGAAGAAGCCCGTAACGCCAAGGCCGAAAAAGACTTTGACCGTTACGACACAATGATGAACAGGCAGTCAGAGCGGGCAATTAGGGCAAAAGAGCTTGGTATTGAGGGTCTTGCAAAAGTACTGAACATAACGGTGCCGCAAGCTACAAATATTTACACCACCTTGAAGACCAACGCATCGCGTGAAGCAATTGCTGCGGCAAACGATCAAGTGCAACGAGAGAAAATTGCTGCGGATGAACGTGGCAATCTGTTGCAATATAAAGTAGGCATGGCTAATGCGGCTTCAAACGCAGGGTACAGAGATGCAATGCTAGAGCAGAATATGATTCAAAAGCGGTTGACGGCAGAGCAGCGCGGTCAGACGGAGTACGATAACTTCATGAAAACGCCGCAAGGCAATGCTTTGTCGATTAAATCTATGACTGACCCGGCAACGGCAAAGTATTTGAACGAGTTGCGTAATTACTTTAAACAGGAGGCTTATACAGGGGTAGGTTTGACATATGCTCCAATAAAAAACCCTTCTGATAGTGGTTTTAAAGTACTCGGCCCCGTAAAATAAACAGGAACGCACATGCCGATTTATCAAATCCAAGGCCCGGATAAACGGATTTACCAAATTGAAGGCCCGGCGGGAGCTTCTGACGCGCAACTTATTAACGCGCTAAAAAACTACTTGGGCGGGGGGCGCAGCGAAATGCCCATGCCGCCTATGCCAAAACAAGAACCCTCCGCCCCCGGCATGGGGTCAGCCTTTGGTCGTGGCCTTGAACAACTAATATCGACTGGCAAAACAGCCTTTGGTGCAACTTTTGGCGACCCCCGTGCCGCCTTGCAAGAATCTTTGCAGCGCCGCGAAGCAATCGGCGCTAAGTACGGCGAATCCCCCGGTTTTGAAGAAGTCAAAAAAGCGTACCAAGAGCGCGGTCTGTTTCCCGCTATCGGCGAGTACATCAGCCAGATACCAAGCGCCATAGCAGAACAGGCACCACAAATTGGTACCACTATTGGTTTAGCTAGGATGGGGGCTGCGGCAGGTCCGTATGGTGCCATTGCTGGTGCTACCGGTCCTTCTTACGGGCTGGCTTACGGCTCCCTGCTAGAACGTGAAGCTGAAGAACAGCGCCGCCGTGGTGAAGCTGTTGACCCTAGCCGCGCTAAAGCCGCGGCTCTTGCCGTTCCGTACGCTGCCCTTGATGTGGCGGCTACCTTTATCCCAATGGGTAGGGGCTTAGTGAAGTCCATATTTGGTGACGATGTTGCCAAGCTACTGTCCCGAGGAGCTACCAAAGAAGCCGAGCAACTTGCTGCTAAAAAATTAAGCGGTGAAGGATTTTTCAAATCGCTGGGCGTAGGTACAGTCAAAGGTGTTGCAATTGAAGTGCCGACCGAGATCGGCCAGCAAGCTCTTGAACGCTTCCAAGCTGGACTGCCTTTGCTTGATAATTCCGCTATGGCCGAATACGGTCAGACTGCGTTTGAAGTATCCAAGCTTGGCCCGATTGGTGCAATCGGTCGGTTTAGTAACAAAGCAGCAGCGCGGGATCAAGTTAGAACTTTTGAAGCTGAAGAATCTGCACGTACGCGCAAAGAAGCCGCCGACGCAGAAGAGGCGCGCAGACAAACGCCTGAATACCTGCAACAGTTGCAGAAAGACTTTACTGAGCTTTCGACACAAGAGAAAGCACTGCGGGATGAGCTAAAGCCGTATCAGGGTAAGAAAGGCAAGAAGGCGCTGGCTGCGCTGGATGAAGAAGAACGCGCGGTAGTTCTTGAAAAATTTGATGAGCTAAAAGACGTTCGCTCGCGTCTATCCGACATCGGCCCCGAGTACGGCAAACGCAAGACGGCTATTGCTGCGCTGGAAGAAGAAGCGCGCCGCGCCGGTATGACACCTGAAGAGTTCTTCCTTGAGCGTGTGGGCGGTAAAGAAGCTGCGCAAGCAGCAAAAGCCCCAGCTGCCGAACCTGAGACACGCACTATGGCGGACCTCATGAGCGAGGATTTTTCTTCGCTGTCTGCCGCTGCGCCGAAAGAAGAAGTCGAAGATCGCGTTGCCCGTTTAACAGAAGGGTTGAAGCGTTCGGCTGAAATTCAGCCAATGTCCGAGGACGAGTACCGTAACGCCACTGTTGAAGTTCTTATGCGCAACCCCGCGCTTGCCCAGCGCATGGTGGATGAACAGATGCGCATACCGGGGGTATCTGCTAAAGAAAGCAGAACAATTCTGTCGATACTCAAAGGACAGCTTAAAGCCGCGCCGGGACAGAAAGTTGCCGCTGAGACAGAGGCTTTACAACGCATGGGCGAGCGTGAACGCCCAACTGCGGAACAGCTTGAAGCCGAACGCCAGCAGATGCGCATCGATGAAGAGCGTTACGCGCTACGCAATATTGCCCAAGACGAGTCAAACCCTGTTGGCGTTAACGAAAAGCTCAACGAGATCATCGACCTGCTTGGCAAAAAGATGGCACAGCCCGCCGTGCCGAGCGATATTAAACGCGGCGTTGGTGCAGTAGAGTCCCGCACTATCAAAGAAGACAACGCTAATAACGCAGAGCTTGTTGCTTTGATTGAACAGTACCGCTTGCTGCAACGGCAAAAAGGCGCTGCGCGTGATGATACGGCGATGGCCGACATGCTGGAAAAGATCCGCATACTGGCGCAACCAAAAAGTGAAGAGGTTGTTACCGAGCCAGTTGGCGAGGATGTGCCGGGCATGGGCACAACCCCAGAGAAAGGCAAGTACCTTGCGGAAGTTAGCCGCCTACGCGATGAGCAAAATGCGGCGTTTCCAGAGGCTATGTCAAATATCCTCAAAGCTGAAGAGTATCGTCGCGCTAATCCGCCAGCCGGTACCATCCAAGGCCCGACAGCTAAAGCCGAGCGCCAAACGCTGGTTGATGCTGAAGCCGCTTCGACTAAGCGGTTTGTTAATGCCGTTCTGCAAGAGATTGAAAACAACCGTCGTGCAGCTGACCTGCCAAGCGTAACGGCTGAAGAAGCCAAAACCATCACTGGGCGCATTAACAATATTTTGCGTGAAGCCGCGCTACGCCAGTTTGTGCGGCCAGAAGAAGCCATCAACCGTCTGCGCGAGAACATTGATCAGATCCGCCGTGATGCCAGCGTTGTTGAACGCAAGCCAAAACAAAAGGCTGAAGAGTACGAAGGCCGTCTGCGCCGTCAGTTTAATGCCCCGGCTCCCGAGGGTACCTTGGCTGAACGCAAAGCCGCGCTCCGTGGCCGCATTGAAGATGCTGTAGCCCAGTATGACCTGCCGGCGCAGGATGCTGCCACGCTACGCGATGCTGCTCGGATGCTTGAAGAGGGTGCTGGCAGTAAAGAGCTGGTTACCGACCTTGAAGATCAGATGTATCGCTACACCACCGGCGACATGGCGATGCTTCCAGAGATTGCCGAGCAGTTAAAGCTTGATAAGTCGGTACGTGTTGAAGGCGAACAAGGCAGTCTCTTTACTCCCGGCCAGCAGGAACGTGCTGATGTGCGTGTGGCTAAACAACGCCGTGCAGACTTGGAGCGCCGCATCGCAGCGCGCAAGGGTAAGAAAATTACGCTGGAAGAGTTGAAGGCGTATAAGGCTGATGTTGATGCGCTGGCGCAGCTTATCAAAGACATGCCCGGTATTGAAGCCGCTGGCAAGAAAGCGCCCAAAGCTACGACCCCGTACGGCAAAGAAGTAGCGCCAGAGGCAACAGCATTTACCCGTAAAACATCGGAAGAGTTTATTGCACTGGCAGAGAGTGCCCGGAAAAAGCGCGAAGAATCAACGGCTAAAGCAAAAGAAGAAATCAAAGACGACAAAGACCGTGCAGCCAAGGTTGCGCGGGCAATGGATGTACTCAATGCGCACATTGATGCCATGGGTGCACGTTTGCAGGTATTGGTTAATGCCGTTAAGCAAGCTCGACGTGTTGCCGCTCGCGCCGGTCGTAACTCGCCCGGAGCCAAAAAGATTCAGCAGGACATCGATAACAGATTGGCTCAAATTGCCGAAGAGCAAAAGAATTTACAGGGTTTTTACGCCCTGATAAATCAGTACTCCAAGCAGCAAGAAATGTCTGGCGATGCGCTGGTAAGAATTATTGGCGGTCT